TTATCGGTTGTCACGGCACCATCATAGTCGCCGACCGCAGCTTTACCGAAGATGAAATCACTTGGTTAAAGGATAATTGGAAAAAGATATGAAAAGACTATTGTATATGATATTGCTTGTGCTGGTCGTGTGTTCTTGCAGAACGAGGACGGTATATATGCCCGTTGAGACAAAAGTCCTCGACAGCATAATCTACCATGACACTACATTCCAAGAGAGGCTGGTCCCGTACAAGGATAGTGTATCGGTTTCCGATACAACGTCATTCCTTCATAATCCGTATGCTTATAGCTACGCTTCATGGAGTAATGGTATATTGAACCATTCGTTGGGCATCTACCCTCATGCAACGGTAACAGTCAAGATACCGTACTTCATCGAAAGACTAAGAAGGATTGAAGTCCCCAAACCTTATCCGGTAGAACGGGAACTGTCGTGGTGGGAACGCTTTAAGGTCAATTACGGTGGTGTCAGCCTCTCGATAAATATAGCCTGTATCTTGTTTGTGGTAGCTTGGCTCGCCATAAAGACAAGAAAGAAATTAACGATGTAGAAGTCGGCTTATCGCTGGCGCTCTTTCGGGGCTTAGAGTAGAAAGAAAGCCCCCAACGTTCAAATAATTATTGCCACATAAAAATTTGAAAAAGCATAAGATACCGCACGTTGGAGGCTTAAATATCTTCAACACGGTATCTTGTGCTTTGTTCGTATAGAATCAAATATTTTATGTGGCAGGGCAAAGATAAATATAAAATTCAGAAAAACTATGTGTAAGTCAGAAATCTTTGCCGAAACACTTAATCTCGTCTCGCAGGAGACGGAAATTCCAGTCAATCGAATACTATCTTCGGATAAGGATACGGAGACCGTAGACGCCCGCTATCTGCTTGTTCGGCTGTTGGTTGAAAGGGGCATGTATCCGTCTCAAATAGCCTTACAAATCCATAAGACCAAGCGTGCGATAAACTACATGATTTCCAATTTCCAGGAGCGCATGGAAGGTGGGAAAATGTTGAGAATATATTGGGAAAATATAAAGAAGTCGTTGGGAAACATTTGATTTCATGGCAGATTGCGTATTTATACTTTTGTGATGCGGTTGATATTGACCGTAATTAGTATAAATATAAATCTCTATGGAACGAACGTACGTTTTTAATCAGGACGGTAACGGCGGTAATGGCGGAAGCAAATTTGACATTATGGCTATGCTACCCAACCTGATGGGAAGCAAGGGTGTAGACCCCGGACTTCTCGCTTTACTGAACCAAGGACGTAACAACCAAGACATGTGGGGTGGAAGCGGAATGTGGTTCATCTGGATTATCCTTTTGTGGTTCTGTTGGGGCGGTAACGGCTTCGGTAACCGCTTTGGCAATGGCGGCGGTCTGCCTGCCGAGCTTAACGGTGATGTCGGTCGTGAATACCTGATGTCAGCCATTCAGGGCAATGGCAATGCCATCAACCAGCTTGCTTCTTCTTTGAACTGCTCTACCCAACAGTTACAAAGCGCATTGTGCAACATTCAGGGGCTTATCGCCAATGTCGGCAACCAGGTCGGCATGTCCTCGCAGCAAATCATCAACGCCTTCCAATCAGGTAATCAGGCCGTACTGACACAGTTGGCAGATTGCTGCTGCAAAAATCAGACAGCAATTGAGCGTCAGGGGTATGAAAGCCGCTTAGCAAGCTGCGAAAACATGAATACGCTTACACGCACAATGGAAGGGAATACGCGTTCTTTAGCGGACGCTTACCGTGAAGGCTTCCAAGCACTTGTAGCAAAAATGGATGCGGCAGAGGCGCGTCGTCAGCAAGAAGCGTTGGCTGCTAAAGACGCTGAAATCTCTACTTTGAAAGGTGAAATTTCACAGCGTAATCAGAATGCAACTATTCTTGGAAACGTAACGCAACAAATTGCTCCAATAGTAGCAAGTCTACAAACATTGCAGGGAGAGGTGGATAAAATCCGCTGTTCAATGCCGCCTACAGTAGCAGTGCCGTATCCGCAGTTGCAAGTATTTAATCCTGAGGTAGCTCGTGCTGCCGCCTATGGTGCGTATATGGGAGATTCTGTTTATGCACGTAGCGGATGTGGATGCAACAATTATTGGGGATAATTAGCCATTAGGTAAAGAGTTCTTTGACTTATTGATAAGGGTTTCGTAGTCGGAAAGATACATCCATTGAAAATTTTTGTGATGTTTGTTTTTCCCTTTGCAGCAATTTATTAAACTGCTTATATTAAATCCATCATTAACAGCATCTTTTATAGACTGGTAAATATGGATTACGGTGTCATCTTTTATTTGAACTATTGGTTTAAATCTCTTTTGGCTTGTAATAGGGTTTAGATTGTTTTGGGAAAAAGAGCACCATTTTAAATTTTCAAGACGATTGTCATATCTGTTTGTGTTTATATGGTCTATACATGGAAAGTTATTGGGATTAGGTATAAAGGCAAGTGCGACAAGTTTATGGACATGAAATCTCTTTTTTACTCCATCTTTAACAAGAGTAATTGCATAATAATCTTTTTCTTTGTGTCCTGTAATATTGGGAGATAATATTTTTCTTGTGTAAGATGAAACAATTCTTCCTAAAGAGGATATTTTATATAATCCTTCATATTCAGGAATGTCTTTCCATACTTCACCATCTAAAGACAATGTATCATACCTTTTTCTTCTATCTTTAACCATAACCCATTCAAGGTTTGAAACATGGTAGTTTTTATTATTACCATCTATCATTCTTACGGTTTTACAAGCTTTGGGATTTGGTATGAATGTAGAAGCCACAAGTTTAGGTATATGGTATTTCCTATCAATCCCGTCTTTTGACAAAAGTACAGATTGTGTGGATTTCCCGTTGTTGTGTGGTAACATTAATCTTGGCTCTTTATATACATTCTTAAAACGATTGTTTACATATTTAGCCATAGATGCCACACGACCAAATGAAGAAACTTTATAAAGCCCTTCATATCCGACTACATCACTCCATTCCTCACCTTCAAGAGATACACTCTTGATAAACTCTTCGTTTGTCATTGATTTTACCGAATTAAATGATACCGAAAATTGAAAAGTGGGAAGGGCTTCGGTGTACCCTTATCAGTTGGTCATGACTCCAACCTATCCCGATTGTAAATATAGTAATAAACGATTAAATTACAAAAGATTATGGCATTATTTCCTTTTAATAATTGGGGCTTCCCGTTCCCTACTATTGGAAGGGCTAATTTCAATACCCTTCCTACGGTAGCCGTAACGGTCGGCACGGAGAACGTGACTTTGGAACTTCCTAATCATGCGTTCCGTAACAGGGACTATGTAGGTGGTTTCTATGTAAGTCTCCGTCAGGTAATACCTGCCGGCACGACCGCTACGCTCCCGATACTGATAGGGACTAATGGGGACACGAGACCGTTGCTGGCTTACAACAATGAGCCGGTGACTGTCGGCAACCTTGCCGGGATGGGTATCTACGAAATCCACTACAACAAGTACACCAATGAGCTGTACCTTGTAAATGGCGGGTATCGTCCGACAACCACACCGGCGCCGACAGCAGAGACAACCGCTCAAAAGAGCAAGTAGTTAACATGGGGGTTTTGTGGTTGTTACAAAAATTGCAATAGCCACACCCCTTTAAAATCAACCAATCATGTTTCAGAACTTACGAGTAAACAGTACATTATATCTTCTTCACAGAGGTGCAAATCCGAGTTTGGAATGTGGGCAGGTCGTTAACGTAAGCCCTATAAAGACCATATATAAGACTGTTCCAAACATGCCTTATCCACAGCCGGTCCAAGTTATTGATTTTGTCGTGAATATAAACGGACAGAATGTTAATTTGCAAGAGATACCGGCTAATGCCAATATTGCCGATGATGTTAAAACAGGGATGCTGATTACAGGGTCAAGAGACGAGATGAATACCGAGGTCCTTACCATGAAGCAGAAAAGTGAGGACGTTTTAAAAAGTGTGGAATATCATCAGAACTTTCTTAAGGTATGTGACCAGATGCTTGCCATGCTTAATCCAGAATTTGCAGCCAAGCAACAGCAGGAGCAGGAAATATCCGCATTGAAGGGGCAAATGTCCAATATGGATAAGAACATGCAGGAAATGAGCAGAAATATGGCTGACCTCATTGCACAGAATCAGAAGTTAATGGAACAGCTCGGAGTGGCTGAAACATCTAAAACAAAGAAATAATATGGGAATGTGGGAAATATTGGAAGAAGGACGCGGAGAATATGACCGTGACTTCGGTATGAGAGGCGGTAATCCTATGGAAGAAGCCTATAGAGAGGGTTGCCGTCATGGTTACGAGAAAGCCATGCGTGAGATGCAGGGCGGCGAAATAGGTTATCGTAATAGCGGTGGCTCACGCAGCGGAAGTTATAGCGGTGGTTCGGATATGAGCGAACGCCGTATGCCGGGTTACTTCCCGGAATATCCGATTTACAGCGAACGCCGCAGCGCACAGCCTTATGGCGAAGATATGAGCGAACGCAGACGCAGACGCGCCAACGGAGAGTTCATGTAATGGAGAGGGGATTATTCCCCTCTTTTGCCAATCACTTAAAATCAGGAAAATATGAAACAAAGATTAGATACATACGACAGAATACCACCTGCAATGGCTGACTATCTCAGCCAGTACGGATGGCATTTCAGCAAAAAAATGTGCTTATGGGCTGTTTCCCGCATGAAGATGGAAAACAAATCTACGGGTAAAGAAGAAAATCTGGAGCCAATCAGCAAAGAGCAGGTAGAGGAGCTTCTGAAAAAGTACAGTGTAAACCTGGAGAAAGATGCAGGGTACGACAGCGTTTACGTGGCAAACATGGCGAAGTCGGATTACTACAAAAGTTCTATCACTGACGAAGCCCATCTCGCATTGTTCATTAAGGATTACATAGATGATGTGGACGCTTACAATGGAATGCCTTTCACACGGTTCTATGCCGACTGCATAGGCTCCGGCAACCCTATCATGTGGGAACAGATGATGTAGCCTATGATAATACAGGAATTTTACATACCGGACTATGATTGGGAAGTGAGGGTATATTACGCAGTGGACTGCTATTATACCGACCGCATCATCGCCGACCTTCAACGAGTAGGATGCAGAGGTGCGGACTTGATGAACGCTTACAGCAACATGAGAGCCTGCAATCTGAACACCGGCATCACCTACTCTAATATCCGAAACAGGCAAACCGTAATGGTTATAGCCCTTACTTCTTCCCCGGCAGAGTTTCAGAACTCTTTCGACCATGAAAAGGGGCATCTATGCCGGCATATCTCACGGGCGTTCGGCATCGACCCATACGGGGAAGAGGCGCAGTACCTTAGCGGATATGTGGGACAGAAGATGTTCCCGGTGGCGAAGAAATTTTTGTGTGAACATTGCAGAAGAAAATTACTGGAATGACAATACCAGTCCTTTCCAATTTGGAAAATACTGGAAAGGATTATGTAAATTGTTCTTTGACATGTTGGGAGTGCGCTGCTGACAAATGCAGAACTGCAAAAAAAATGAAAAAGTTGACGGAAATGATGATGATGGTGTTGCAAACTCAAATTATATGTTTATCTTTGCAACGTAAATAATAGACATGAGACGCTCGGGTCTATCCGAAGCATTAAGAACAGAACGTGAAAGAGAAAGATAAGGAGCCGTCATAAGAATATTGATGGCTCCATTTTTTTTATTAATTAATATGATATTTACATTAATGGAACAGAAAAAGAATTTTCATTCGGCAATTCTTGAATTTGCCTATTTCCCCACTTACGACAAGAGTATAGAGTTTTTGGCAAACAACCTCGCAGACCGTGAGGAATGGGAGTTTACAGATGCTAAAAGACCGAAGTATTCAATTCTCAAAAACTATCTTGAGCATATTTTCAGAAAAGTCAAGGATGAGAATAAAATCGCATATACTTCGGATAATTCATATGCTTGTTTTAACACAGGGCTTGTAACAAAGAATTTAGAAGAAATATTCGCTTTCTTTGAGGAACATAGAAAACCGAACAATGTACAAAAAGCTTCTCCGTTTTGTTTCAAGGCTTTTCTTCGCGAAAGCGATTATCAGCTTTTGAAAGTATTTCCCGGGAATCTGCCGGATATAGCAAACTTTTTCCAGCGTCCTGAAGATTTGATTTTTAATCCGAGTTGTAAGCTAATTCCTCAGATAGATCATATAATTGAGGACAATATAGACAGGTTCCCTGCCCACATGCAAGGGTTGGGTTCCGATGAAATAAGAAGACGTTTGGAAGGCGCTATAAATGAAGTGAAGAAAAAAGTTAAGACAAATTACAAAATAGCTGTTCCACAATATTACAATAACAAGATACAACTATTGCTTCCATTATGCCTGACTCCGGGTTCTCCAAATCCGGATTTGGCTTTAGTTACCCACAAATTGAGCCAAGACACATATACGGCAAGGACTTGTTTGACGCTTAAAATGGCTTATAACAACGCAAGACTTATTGTAAAGCCTCAAAGTGATTGGCTCAAACCTTGATAATATTTTTGCTTTTATATTAAAGGCGGTGCACTCCACACATGAGTTTCACCGCCTTTTTTGTGTCCGGGCGGTATCCAAGTTCGGACACAGTTTTATTACGTACCGAATGGAAGTTAAGAAAATATTCCAGGCCATATTATCGGGCAAATCACGGGAAGAAGTATATAACATGCTTTCTCCTGAAGAACGGGATAAGTTAAACAGCCTTGCCGCGGCAAACGGCATAAACCGCCAACAACGTAGAAAACTTGAATGTGATGCGAAAAAAGGATTACATAGACGAACTGCTTGAATTGGCGGACAATGTCCTTTACATGGACTATTGCCGCCTTTTCCAGGTTATCCAATGGAACGTTTAGAACGCCTTGAACGATTCATCCATTGGGTAATACCGCTTGCTGTTTTGGCAAGGGTTATATCGTTGTGTCTGTAAGCTTGCTATCTGCATTTAACTTTTGTAAGTCCATACTTAGCCAACCTTAGATATATCGTCCTTACACTTACATTCAGCATCTCTGCCATTCTGCGGGGTGATATGTTCTCTTCCTTGTATAACTTGGTAATGTTTTCTTCCGAAAGCGGGTCTACAAACGTTTTCTTTGGCTCTGTTATCCCCATCCGTTTACGTGCTTTTGCAGCATACGCTTCGTTCCGCTTGTCCTTTGTGACATAGATAACAGTGGTCTTGTTGAGCCGTAACGGGTACAGCCGTTTCTCCACTTCCTTGTGTTGTTCGGCAAGGCTTTCTACATCCCCGTTGACAGTAGTGTCAATCTTCTTGTATTTGTCTGGAATGCGGGTATGTTTGTCTCTGATTATTCTGTCTGCTTTTCTCATTGGTTCAATATTTTAATTGCTCGTTCAACATCGTCTTCCGTCAAGCCTAAACGGGTGTCGGTCTTGACAAAGTGTTCAGCCTGTTCGAGAAGCATATCGCTATCATCGTCAAGTATCACGTAATTAAAATCAACTCCAATCTCTTTATAGTTCCAATTTTTACCGTTCTCAGAGTGGATATGAGTGTCAATCCATTGTTTTATCTCAACTCCACGAGGGATACCAAGGTGAACACCTTGCATAACGTAGGCATACGCCCTTATAGTTACTCCTATAATTCTGTTGGCGTATGGAAATGGGAAAGGAACTAAATGCCTCACAGTTGTCAACTCTTCTTTTGTATCTTCTATCGTGTTTCTTCTCCACGATGATGATACTACAATCTTGGCGTCCGTAGCATCTATAATCTTTCCAAGTAAATCACATGCGTCTTTATCAAGTGCATAATGTGACTTTTCCGTAGAAATAACTCCGTCTATATCAAGAAATATGATTTTCATGTTCAATATATTATACTAAATTTGTGATACCATTTGTCTGCATGGGAGAACCATCCGATTAAGACTGGCTTCCCGAACAGGGTTAGTTTATAAAGTTTACTTATGTGTTAATTTGACTATTAAAATCGTTAATAAAGTTACCCGTTATTAGGTTAAAGCTTATATTTGCACCGCGTTTTAACAGGAGTATAACACCTCCAATCCGACGAACTGTAATTCGTCACCTTTCTTGTCCGTTCTCATTGAGAAAGACATTTAAGCCCAATGTCCTGTAGCTTTGGGCTTTTTTAGTTGCACCTTACAGGGTGCAGCTTGAAGCCTGCTAATACAGGTTGGTAGGCAAAACGGAAAGGAGGTGTATTTTATGACTGTTAAAACGCAAGATGAAAACGGCAAAACTCGTATTTTCTGTCGCTATATCATAAGGAACGGTAAGCGGATTTACCCAAAACATTCCAAATACTTTTCTTTCTTGGTAGATAGTAAGAAAGTGGCGTAATGCTGTTTTGTGGGGATGTACAGGCATCCCTTTTTATTCATTGCCTCTTTTTCAATTTATCAAGGAACTCACTATCTCCCGAATAATCTGCACCGATAGCCTTTTTGCTTTCAATAATCTGTTCCAAAAGGGGTATAGCTTTCTTTTTCACTTCTTCTACTTCATTATAACCGCAGGCTTTATCAACCAACTGCTCCATAGTCGATTTAGGCTTGGAAAGAGCCTCATTCAATTTTCCCAATCGCCAGTAGCAGTAATCAATTGTGGCGATGTGTTCTAGTCTGTTCATTTTGATTATCGGTTATGTAATTCGGAAAATGATTTCCATCCCAATTCAGTAAACTGTTTGGAATAGACTTCTCCACGTGGCATTATTGGTTGCCAATTTTTATCACAAAACAAGCGGTAATGATATACTTCATTCCGTTTTCCCTGTTCACTGTATGGAGCTTCACACCACAATAAACGGCGATTATTACCAAAGAACTTTTCCAAAATATATTCCAACTTTTTGCGGTTTAATCCACTGGGAAAGGAAATGGATAAATGATAGCACCGCTCATAATCCGGGTTCTTCCACCAACCGGAAGAATGATACCCAACATCACGGGTTAAGATTATAATACAATCGTACCTTTCTACAAACCAACGGCAATTTTCAAAATAGTCTGTCATTTCCATTCCATCAAAAGTGCCATTCTTGGCAACTTTGGCAATACGGGGAAAAATGTCAGAATCAGAAGTGTTATATGGTATTCTTTTCATTACTTTTACTATTTTATCAAATCAGGGTTATCGTAAATATTACCTATCACCTCACTCCTATAAGCGGACAATGGTTTATACTTGGTGTTGTAGAGCCCATTTTTTACACAAGGATTAAGACAGACACCTTTGTTTGCAGTTATCGCAGCAACTCCAACATATTTCCCTTCTTCTTCATAGCAGTCATCAGCGGTACAAATTTCAGCAACATAACTCATACGGACAATATCGCCCTCATAGATTTCCTTTCTATTCTTGTCGCACAAGCCCGTGAACTGACCTAACGTCTCTATCTGAATTGGTATCTCATGCGCTCCGTCAGTAATTATGTCGACGAAATTGCCACTCCATAATACTTTTGTATAATAACCATCCACCCATGCGCCTTCGAAAAAGTCGTTATTAATGGCTTTCGCTCTGAATTTTATTTCACGCTTCATAATCAATTTATTTCTTTGTAATCCTTACACTCCTTGCGGTAAAACCCATTCTTTGAGAACCATTGTTTACATACATTGCACTGGTAATATATTTCTCCATTTATATATTTAAAAGGTTTTAATCTCATTAGTCTATTAATTTAAATGAATAACAAAAAACGTATGGATTCTTTAGCCAAGTCCCTTTGCCGGATACTTTATCTATGAGGGCGGCAAAGGCTCCACGAGGGGTGCAATAAGGTTGAATGTCTCCTTTATAATAATAAGCATCCATAAAATGTGTATCTGCACTTCCGCATTGTCCTTTGTAAATTCCTTCTTTCAAGCAATCTTCATCGGAAATGTTTTGCAACCGTTCTACCTTGATGTCGGTAATGCGGATATGATGTGGCATAAGGTCAGCGCGAACAAACATCTTGTTTTTCCAACCGGGTGCAAATTTTGTTTTAGTATAAAATCCTATTCCGTCCCTATCATTAAGTGCAATTTCGGGATTCATCCCTAAACTTTCATAACATTGTGCAATGGCAAAAACTTCACCAACCTTGTACTTCGGCTGAATAAACATTGGAACAAAGTCATTACAGTCCTTATCATATACAAGAATCTCAAAAAGGGGGCTAACATCATCTGATTCAGTAATCCTAAAACATCCAGCAGGATTTTCTTGATATGCTTTCGGACACTTAATGATTCTTCTTGTCTGCGTCTTCCGACCATCCAATACAGCCTGGGTTAGACTGTATTTATCTGAAAAAAATATCTTCTTCATTTTATTATACATGTTTATATTCCCATTTAAAACCTCCTGCGGTCTTTGACCGACCTTTAGCGCAGTTGGTTATTGAAGTTATACATATCTTATTCTCTTTAGCGGCAGAGGTAATGTTTATATATTCCTCAATAAAATTTCCATTACAATCATATTTGATTATAGATTTTCCATTTTTATATCTAGTATCTTTATCGTCCGCAAATCTCCAAATAAAACCTATACATGTGTTGTGTTTTGGTTTTCTTAAACAACACCAATTTATTCCTGATTGAGCACACCCTAATGTTCTTGCAGCAACAGATGCAGACTCCCATTCTCTAACAATATTTCCGTTCAAATCATATTGAATGATTGGCTTACTCTTGCTTTTTGCTATTTTTTCGTTGTGACTGCCATAGTTGTTATTGTAATTCCTATCGCACCATTCAAGATTTTCAACAAAATTATTTTGTCTGTTTTCGTCTTTGTGATTGATGCAATCGAACTTTTCTGGATAGGGATTTTCAATAAATAATTGGGCGACTAATCTGTGTATTCGATATGTGTATATCTTTCTGTCTTTTTGAATGCGAATTGTCGGATAACCATATTTATTAAGATGAAACGATTTTTTCTTATGATTTTTAGAAAAACGAACATTCCCATAATTTGATACATCCAAATTGCACTCATTTAGGGTGATTGATTTCCAAATCTCATTGAACATTATCTTCTTCATTGTATCTTTTTTTTAACTCTTTCAAAACAATCTCCATACCTTCATCCAGTCCTTTCTTGTAACCGGATACATGCTCACCTATGTTGTAGACCAAGCATCCTGCAACGATAAGAATAACTCCTACAGCCCTATGCCAATAGGGCAGGGATACACTGAACGGTGAGAATGTCAGTCGGAAATGACCGATGAATAATGCTGATATGATGAATATCGCAAGAAAAAATATTAGGTGTGCTTTCATAATTATATACTCTTATTCGTTAATCATTAAACAAATCAACAGCTTTCGCAACCCAATACCATATCACGAAATAAAAAGCGTATTTGGCTAATCTTTCGCAAGCTTGTGAAGGCTCTAACCCGGCAATGAAATTCCACGTATTATACTCATATACACAAATTAGATATGATATAATGATAGAAACCGATACATATATAAATTGTCTCATAAGGTAATCATATAAGTTTTAATGCTTCCTGTATTCCGGCTTCCAGTGCTTCCTCGTAGGTATCCCACACCCCGCCATCATTGGGGCCTTTGGAATCATCGTCTTCAATCCATGTGCCGTTATTGGCTTTTACAATAGCATAGCCATAACCACAAGCGTTGCGATAGATTTCAATATGCAGGTTCTTGGTTTCACGCAACCACTTTTGGGCAAATGATTGATTTGGTGCAGACGTTAAATATACGGCTGTACCACATTTATAACATGGATTATCACTTTCACATGCACAGAAATTTTCGCATAATTCTGGAACAGGAAGCGAATTATAACTCAATCTAATTCTATTAAAGTCTTGGTATAAATTTCCATTATTTTTATAAGCAAACAATGTGCTTTTATTAAAGCCTTTCTCTTTCAGCAGCTTCGCCGTCTCTAATGTTATAAGTTCTTCGGTCATAACTATATAAATAATGCGGTTGTTGAAACAATAGTCATAATGAAAAAGATTAATGCAATACATTTCCATATTTTTGCAGTAGCCTCCAAACCGTGTTTCTGCTTGTCAAACTCGCTTATTGCGTAATTCAAAGCCTCGTCTTTCAGTCCTTTAAACTTGTCGTTCAAAGCCTCTGTTATATCGTCTGCAATAACATACTTCACCTTTTCTAACACAGATTCAGGATAACCTCTCTCATCATAATTTATTTCATACAACAAGTCGTGGTGAAAAAGATAAGGTATATCATTTACTTTATAGGAAAGTTTGATGCCGCTTTCTTTGACATATTTCAAAAACCTTTCTTCGGCAATCTCATTTATCTTTTCCTGGTTAAATTCTGACTTCTTCTTTATCTCATTAAAATATTCCTCGTCAACAATCACACAATTGTTTTCAAGTTTCATTACATGCGCTTTCATTCTTTTTTTTCTTTAAAGTGCTCAATCAGTTCGTTTACGGTAGCCTTGTGATAATATAATAAGTTAAAATCATTAGGCATCCCATAGAAATCCATTCCAGGTAAACTGCCATCAGAGCCATCCCGATATATACCCCAATCGCCCTTACCATTGGTGAATAGTTGATTATCATCTGTATCATCTCTCAATGAAGCGATAGCTAAGAAAAGCTCTTCGTTGGTTCCGCAATCAATTCTTCCTTTCTTGGTGACAGTATCTACATCATATATCACTCCATATAAATTACCATAAGACGTTATGATAGCCTCTCCCTCTTCGATACTTTTATGACTTCCCTTGCCGTCATAATTATGTGCATCTAAAGTTGTATCACCTGAATTAAGGATTTCATATCCCAACTCTTCCAGCTTCTTCCGAAGCTCTGGTGTATTTTTGCGTATAAAGCACGGTGTTGTAAATCCCATAGTTACTTGTTTTCAAATCGTTTAAACACTTAACAATCCAATTCTCTTCAATTTCTTTCTAAAATTCTTTTCATTCAAAGCTTGGTCGTAATAGCAATCAGGTTCTATAACTGTTTCAGCTTTGGTTACAGGAAGCCCATTCAAACCAATAGCAACCTTGTGTATAATAGAAGCTCTCTTGATTTCCCCTGTTTTTCGATTAAAAGAGAACAAGATATGTCCCGGATTCTTCTTAATCCTATTGACTAATTTATATTCTGTTTGCTGCTTTTTCAGATATTCTATCTGTTCCTTAGAAAGATTATCTTTTGTTATAATAGGTACTATATCCATTTTAGTTATTCCTCCTTATCTATCTTAATATCTGTCACTTTGCCACGATTGGAAAAGCCTTCACAACTAAATAAATCAGTCATACATGATGCGTAGTACATTTCTGCGCATTTCTCGTATAGAGAGCATGAGGGGCATTTGATATTATCTTGCACAGCTTCGTGCAGCACTCCGTCTATTATTATTCCGTTCTTTACTTCCATACCTAACCAAATTTAAACAAGGGGTATATCCTATGAAAAGAAGTAAAGTGTCTAATTTTAAACTTAATCATTATGAATATTGGATATACCCCTTTTAATTTCTACTTTTGTTTTTGTCT